ACTCTTACGCTTGGCTCAAGTAAACTAAAAGTGAAAGATGCCGGAATCACCGCGACACAGTTAGCAACTGATTCCGTCATCACTGCCAAGATACAGGATGGTGCGGTGACTTCAGCAAAGCTCGATGCGGCGGCCGTAAGTGTACTTATGCCGACAGGCTCGATCATGCCTTACGCTGGAACATCTGCACCAACAGGATATTTACTTTGCAATGAAACTCCAATCTCACGGTCAACCTATTCCGCCCTATTTGCAGTTATAGGCACAACCTACGGAGTAGGAGACGGTTCAAGCACTTTCAATATCCCCGATCTTCGAGGAAGAGTAATTGCAGGACAGGATGATATGGGTGGTACTTCCGCTGATCGTTTAATCGGCACAATAAGTGGACTGAATGGAGATAACTTGGGAGCCACAGGTGGAACTGAAGGTGTGACTTTAACAGCCGCACAATCGGGCTTGCCTGATCACACTCACACCCACTTGAGGCAAACCAATGGACAGATGGCCGATGGTTCATTTAATGTCCCAAACATTAATGCTAATGCATTAAGCACCTCGGGCGTTACAGGAGGAGCACAAGACGCATCCTCAGCCCATAGTAGTGTGCAACCCACAATCATTTTAAATTATATAATTAAAACCTAGATTCGACATGGATATTTTAGATAAATTATTTAATCGCGAGCCGGAACCAAAGCTTGACCAGTCGGTTCTTAATGCGAAGCCTTCATTAACAGCTTCGGAGAAATATTATTTAAGCGATGGATACTTGCAGGGCATGGACCCCGATGTCTATTTGGCGGCATCCAATCCATCATTTTTTCCACAGGGACCGGAAGGCGAAAAGCTCGCCTATATAAATCCAACGGAGGAAGAAATTCTTAAACGGTCAGGAGCATCCAATCCACAAATGACTCCTGAAGGCGTTCCATCCTTCTCACCTGACGATCCTTTGAAACAGGCCGCCGCTCTACTTAACTCGGCGGCTCCTCAAGGCGAATCACTCGCTTACATCAATTCAGGCGAGGCTGAAATGCTCAAGGATGCTGGTGGAGCAGGGGAACCGGTAAACAGTTCGGGCGTACCTTCTTTCTTCTTACAGAAACTATTTGGCGGTGGAAAAGCACCACCTCCTTTGCCCAAGTTCAGTGCCGGACAATCGGCTCGAGATTATGTAAATGCGATGTCATCCCCTGATATTCAGGGTAAACTTTTATCGACTCGCCAACAGTACGATCCACAGTATCAGGATTTACAGTTAAACCTCGCTCAACGAGCCGCTGATCCGATGGCACAATTAAGCGAAGACTCAGCCATGCGTTCACAGGACTTTGGTGGTCAAATGGCCGAGCGTCAGGCAGGTTCTGACATATCGATGATCAATCGCTTCGGTGCTGACATGAATGAAGCTTATCGTTCAGCCGACCCACTCATGCAAGCTCGTACTCAACAGGCTAACCAGTTGGCTGACCAGGCATTTCAGGAATCGCAGATGACTGACTTATCTCCTGAAATGAGAAGGCGGGCAACTCAATCCGCCCGAGAGGGATTGGTTGCAAGGGGTCGGGGAATGGACAATGCCGGGATTGCGGCTGAAGCGATGAGTCGGGAAGAGGTTTTGCGAAAAATGATTCGAGAGAATCGAAGTGATGCCCAAGGGTTGGGTAGTTATGCGAGTGGTTTAAACCGACAAACCTCAGTCGATCCATTGGCTATGCTAAGAGGTGGACAGAATTACACAGCTCAAGGCTTTGGCGAAAGATCGGCTTTATTCGGCATACCACAGGAGCAGTCAACCAGGATCAATCCGGATGCCGGAGTGAACATCGGAATGCAGGAATATGCGAACCGAGCAAATTATAATGCTAACACCTATGCGGCTAGAGAACAGGCGGCAGGAGGAATGGCTAGTGGATTGTTAAGTGGATTAGGCTCAATAGCAGGTGGATTCTTAGCGGGAAGGAATAATTAATATGGCAATCGGAGATACAGTACAGGCGGGTTTAATGAGGGTAGACTCCTCACCCATACAGGTAGCCGGGGCGGCACAGGCTCGAGCGAATGAGGCATTCGGTAATGCACTTAGACAGGCCGCACAGGAATACTTTATAGGGAAGGAGAAGAAGGAACGGGCGAAGGAAATCGAGGAGGAGTTGATTCGCCAGGGAGCTAATCCTGATTCGGCTAAAGCGGTATCAAAAAATCCATTCCTGCAAAAAGAACGCGCTCGTACAGAAGAAGCCGCACAACGAATGCAAATCGCTAAGATGCAAGTCGCCGCTCAAAGGGCAGAAGGTGGTGCGAATAGAGCACAGAAGGCGGCTGAGATGGAAGCTCAACAAAAGAAAGAACAGATAGCTACAGATTTTAAACAAAAGTTGCTATCGGAAGCAGTAGACCCAGCAGTACAAGCAAACTTTGAGCAGGCACAACCAGGATTATTTTCATTGGGAGGCGATCCGACTCGGAGGAATCAATTTTTAGAGGCTCAAAGGGATCAGCAACCAAAAGTAATTGCTGGCGAACTTGGATCTTCTGATTTCGCGAGGTTTGCTCAAGATAATCAACTCGATCCCGATTTGGCTTATAATAGGTTTGTGAATTTAGAGGCACAAGAGCGAGCTACCGCAAAAGAAAACTTAGGTAAGTTGGGCGATCAATTTGCTTCAAAAGTTGGTTCTTTATCGCCGTATTATTTTAGTGAGTCAGATGCGGCAAATGCAATTAATCAACAAGCTTCCAAATTAAATATTGCTTTAACAAAAGATCAATTGGATTTAGCTTTGAAAAAGCAAAAAGTCATTGATCCGCAAAAGATTAATGAGTTAGCAACGAAGCAGATTAAAGAAAGCAGAATGGATGAAGCTGTGGATATTTTGCAAGCTGGTAAAGACTTGAAAGCATTTTTAGAAGACGGATCACCTCTGTCTGCAAATGTAGCTAAAGAAAAACTAGCTCGTATGATTCAACCACGAGGAATTTTGACAGAAGAGGATTTAAGAAGGGTTGGTGGATCAAAGGGTCTTCGTGATCGAATTGATGCGGCTATAGAGGAAATGCTTACTGGTAAGGCCGATGATAAAACCATGCAATACCTTCGAGATACTGCCGAAATATTTGAAAGAAGTGCATCAGATAAGATTAAATTCGAGCAACCAGAAGTCGTTAGCTTTCTATCAAGATCCTTTGGTATTACTCCCGAAGATACATTGAAATTTACGACTCTTGGCAAATTTCAAAAGTATCTGCCGGCTTTGCCATCTAATCAATCGGAAAATACAAATACTCAAAATCCAAGTGATCCAGCATCAATACAAACAATAGATTTGGACAGTGGTGGAAAATTTACTCCGACAAGATAATGGCTAAGTACGAGATTAGTCACCCCGAGCTACCACAATTGCAAGGGATATTGGAATTGGATGATGGCGTAGAACCATCGGAACAGCATTTTTGGGAAGCCGCCAAGACAGTGGTTCGGCCATATGGTGCATCGCAATTATCAGACAACGCTAAAATCGCCGCATATAAAAATGGATTCTTCGATACACCAAGCACACCTATTCTTGATGTGGAAGATGATCCTGAGACAATTCAAAACGAAGAGCAACCTGGTATGCTTTCAAGTCTTGGAGATATGGTCAGTAAGCTCGGCACAAGAATCCATCCACTGACATCTCCCTACTCAAAAGTATTACAGTTAGACGATGAGCCTGTAGCTTACGATAAAACTGAAAACTTAGAGCAGTTCCGAGTGGCAGGGAAATATCTTTTCGGACTACTTGATAATCAGGAAAGTTTGAGCGATCTGGGTTTTGATCCAATTAGCGAGGCATTGAAGTACACAGGGATGCCTTTTTACGCTAAAAACAAAAATGCCCGTGGTCGGGTAAAAGCCGCCGCTATGGACTATGCCACGGATAATATTGAGGCATCGGCAGGCATGGGAATGGCAAGGGCATTTAAAACTCCTGAGTTTTTACTTGAGGGGGGTGCATACCTTGCAAATAAAATTACACTGGATGAGGAGGATGACGAAGAAATCCTAGATTATGTAAACTCGGCCATCGGGTTTGATAAAGTAAATTCAGAGTATGAAACTGCCGCTGAATTAGCGGCATGGGTAATGGATAATCCTGTCGATGCAATAAAAAGCACAGTCGGAATTGAGCCTGAAAAAATGTCATTCAGTTCACAACTTGAGCAGGATATTCGTACAGGCTACCAAGAACCCAGCGAAGGCGTTGGATTAGCATTTGAGATTGTCGGAGATCCTTTAAATCTCGCAGGTGCTCCTGTAGCCAAGGCCGCAACCTCTCCAATGAGAATTGGGTTAAAGGGCAGAATGCTGAAAACACTTACAGATGTTCAGCAGAAAACAATGGAACTTTCAAAGTATCAAAACATACTTAAAAAGTTGCCGGATGATGCTTTAGTTAAGGGCAGGGTAGTTCAACAGGCTGAAAGAGTAGCAGGCGAATTAGCAGAACAGCAAAAGATTTTACAGAAGTATGGTAGCAACTCGCTACACCTTCGACTTATGGGTAAAGCCTCACCCGAAACTCTCGGCAAGGTCGCAATGGAAACATTCGACCAGTCAACCGATGCCGGAAAGATGGGTATGTCATTAGTTCAGGAGGCAACTAAAGCATCCGATCAGATGAGCAAACTCCGTAGAGTTGCGAACACTGCGGCCAAACTCAATCCTGAGATTGCCGGTGCTACTGTGGGAGGCTTAGTGGCTGGACCTGTCGGAGCAGTTGCAGGTGCTACTATACCGACTGTCATAAAAGTGGCACGACTTATATCCTTCATGCCTGAAAATGTGGCAACTCGTTATATTATAACAGCCGCACAAAATGCTGGTGAGGAGATAACCGAACAGGCGGCTCGCCAAAGATATAGAAGTTATAGAAACATGGTTGGCACTGCCTTGGGTCTAGGTTCTGCCGCAGGTTTTGCGTTAGACTCAGATGCATTAGGTGGCGGAGCAGGTATCGCCGCACTTTCCACTTTACTTGGACCCAAAGCATTATCCTTGTTCGATAACATCGCAAGAGATGCCCGAGTAGTCGGATCAGAACTTACCCTCGCAAAAACGGGCGATCATACACCATTCTTCCGTAGACTTTCTATGCTCCCAACTCCCGATCAAGGACTCGCTGGAGCAACTATGGATAAATTTAATATCCTTATGAAACCTGGTCCTGAAGGATTAGTAAGTAGAGTAGGGGATGCTATTGCTCAAGGAGGTAAGGCATCAGCAAAGGAGGTAAATCCATCGGCACAACCTTTTAGAGTAGGACCAGGTGGAGAGAAGATCGGACAAGCCCCAACCATATCAGGTGCGACTCAGAAGGTTGCTAACTTTTTAGACAAAGCCGGCCCCCTCGGTAGAATAGGATCTCCTGTTGAGTCTATGGGCAGATTTGCCACAGGCATGGCAGTCGGGGCGGCAATACCTTCAAGTATAGGCTTTGTTGCATCAGGAGGGCAGGCAAGTGGTGCTGTAGCTGGTGCAGTCATGTCAGCACCATTCACTGCCCTCGGAACAGGTGCAGGAATGTATCAAAACTATAAGACCAAGGGCGATCTTTACGCCAAGCAGATAGGCGATATTCAATACTATCGTGAGCATTTAACTAAAAACGAAAGAGCAGAATTTGATGCCTTGCCGGCTAATATAAGGGCAAATGTCGCAGGCTACAGTTTATCCCATCCCGATGTTATATTTAAACAGACAAGCGAAGGGGAGGGCGGATTTAATCCTGTAACGATGGAGGTATCCTATAATCCAAATGGCATAGGATATTTAAAGGGTACTATGGCTCATGAGATTACGCACTTCATGGAAGTCCACGGACTTACTCCGATTGTTAATCGAATACTCTTTGGCGATCAAACGACCAAAACACCAGGCGAGTTTGCTTCCTTCGATAAAGATGGGAATATCGTTTATACCGATGAGTTCATGCAACTCCGAGACATCTATATGGATCGTCTCCGAAAGGATACATCACTAGACCCCGATGCTGTTGCTGAATATGAAGCTAATCCGCAAAAGATCGGAAGAGAAATATTTGCCGACCAGGGAGCCGATTTTCTTTTGACCGGCAAACGGGAGAAAGCACTCAACCAGGGACCAATCGGAAAGATAATGCAGGAAACCTTAAAAGGTATCACGGGCGTATCCTTTCTTCGAGACTTCCTATTAAAAATGAATCTCCCGCTCAATGCAGATGGAAAGTTTATCACATCGACAGACCTCTTTAAAGGTAAGCTCCGAAAGATCCCCGAGTTACAGAATGTAA